GTCTCTGGATGTTTTGTCCAAAAACGTCCCCACCGGGTTGGATCTAATTCTAGAAGATGGTAGCTATGCTCCGTCTAGTCTAGGTCAAATTCAACAACCCCCTGGTTTGCAATTTTGTGTGAGAAAGTGTGAGAATACACGTAGTTTGGATACAATGCTTGAAACTGTATGTCCTGAGCCGCTAACGGAGTGGGGAGTAATCCTCGCTTTCCGTTACGGTTTGGAGTCCACATTTTCGCATTGTGTGCAATGGCCTTTGCGGTCTTATTCATGCCTTCCTGAATTCCTACAAATAGATCTTCGAGACGAATGTTACTGTCAAATAGCAAATCAATACATTTTTGATTTACGATTTGGACGTAATTTTCTGTCGCTTCGTTCTTTGTTTTGGAATAGGTCGGCGTGGGTAAGGCCCGCTCTGCCAGTATCCAAGTTTTCCAGGTTGTTTCCTGATGGCTTAATGCTATCGGTCGTTCCTTCTTCCAGTTTAGAAGAATCCTATGAGCTATACGTAAGTCTAGTTCAGAAGCTTCTCCCCAACTGCCAGTCGGTAGTCCGATTCCACCCAGCCATTCTGGAATATACCATGGAAGACGTGTCTTCTCCAACAGTTCCCTGTGGTGTGCGATAAACTGTCGCATCACAGCTTCATGGAGGTGCTTTGGTGCCATACGAAGTAGTTCCCTTGCTCGTGTGCTGATGTTCGAACGTGGATCGGATTGGTCGTTGAGACCTAGTTTCCCCCCAGACCTTTTAAGGCCTAAGAGAAGTCCGGCATTCACGTAATGCGTCAGCCTCAGGCACGTTAACCTTTTGATTGCTTTTCCGTTTTTACCTGTCGTTTCGATTTGGTGAGGGACATCTTCTCTTGTGAAACTAGTTGAGTTTATATCAACGAATTTCTTTGAGATGTATGTTTTCCCTACACTTTCGCTAAGACCGGCAAAACCTGTGATCAGCTTCCAATTTGGGTATAACGTGTCCTTTGAGCGCATTGCGACATCGTCACCGTTTATCATTATTTTTGCGTCTTTAAGAGTGTAAACTCTCTTTTCCGTAATTTCTAATGACCAGCGTGACAATGCTGCATTTGCGATACAGAGCACGGGAAAACTCGTAATTGAGCCCATGAGTTGTCCTGTTGTTTGTTGTAAG